TTAATATCTGTCGTTTTAACTCAATGTTGGAAGGTTTCGCTTCACCTACTCATCTAGAGAACCCCATGGAGTTCTTTAAAATCTATTTGCACACTGTCGGTTGGTTAACTGGTCTTTTGTTACTTGGTAAATTTTCATATCAAGCTGCCCATAAATTTTTAAATTTTGATCCATTAATCAAGTGTCCCAAGTGTACAATTTCCGAATCTATCGTTCAACCCAACGTTCATGTTGAGTTGTTCGGCTATCTTAATCTCATCTCTTTGACCCAAGACAAGACTCAGCTCCTCTTAAAAGATCTAAAAAACAAAGCTGACTTGTGGATGTTGAAAAATGCTCCTGGTTTTTCATCAAATGAAAAAGCTCTGGTTATTAATGCTACTGTCCGTGAAATTATGCGTTTTGCTGCCTGTGAAAGTGTGTTCTATGACACAATTGGAAGAAATGATTGGGCATTTAAACTTTTAAATGACCGTAAATCAACTTTACCCGCTCATTGATGCCAACCTGTTGCTTCCAATGGGGTTTGTTGTAAGCCAAAGGCTCTTGAGCCATTGCGCCCTGGTTGTTCCATACAACTCCCCAAGCAACTTGTATTACCGAATCATAAATCTCAAATGGTTCATTTGTTTACGCCTAATTTCGATGATAATTATGTCCCGTTTTTCCATCATCCTTGTATATGTAATGAAGAGGTTTCTATTGTAAATCGTGTCCTTGGTATGGTGCCACCACCATCTAGAAAAGGTATATTAAATATGGCTTCTGGAATTGATTTAATCATCTCTCAGATACCTTATACCCATCAAGAGCCATTGGGCCAATTTGCAATGAATTATTCCGGTGCAAAGCGAGAACGTTATTTGAAAGCCGCCGAAGATTGTTATCATACACCAGTCATCCCACGAGACGCAGGTATAACAATGTTTGTCAAGAAGGAAAAGACTCAGGTCAAAGAGTCAAAACCTAACCCCGACCCTAGAGCAGTTCAATTTAGAGATGCTAAATATTGTGTTGAACTTGCCTCTTTTTTAAAACCCATTGAACGTCAC